CCACTCGTCTCGCAACATCCTGTATACACTAAAAGCTTGTTGCATTTCAAGTGGAAAATCATCAAACTCCACTGGTATTTCCGATTCAACGGGCTCCGAGCCTAACATCTCACACATTTCAAAATATGACTCTTTGGTCATATTTAGCGAGGTATTTTGCAAGTAGCTGACCAGCTGTGCATTTACTGCTTGGAGCTGGTCGTTGAAAAGTTTCCCAGGTCTGATACCTGTTCACTAATAAAACCGTCAAAATTACTGGAGTTTTTCATTAAGTACAATGCGTTTTCTTGCGTGTACTCTAGCTCTGCGTTCATGTCTTGTGCACTTAAGTCCACAGGAGCAAGCTGCTCTAGGTAAGTTAGTTTAAAACCAGTCCAGCCTTTAACAGCATTTTCTACGTATAACTGTAAGAACAGGTCTTCATTGAATTCTTCAGATGCCTGACGGTTTTTAAAACTGGTTTTTGTTGACTTTTTGCGAATGTTTAATAGTGTCTCGCGACTTAAAAACGCAAGATTAACTTTAAACCCAGGCATGCCTGGATATTCTACTTCAACAGATTTTGAAGGAACCAATAAGGATTTTAGTGAAATGGTCATGTTATTCTAGTATAATTGAAAAAGAGAGGCCGTGGATCAGTCCAGCCTCTGTGGAAATGCAAGGCTTAATTAAAGACTTGCGTAGTACTTGATTGAAAGTTCGTTGGTGTTAGCAATGTTGTAGGCTGTTGTGCTACCTGCTTGTGGCATTAAGTTAATTGTAGTACTAATAACTTGCTCTGAGTTAATAGCTGGAATACCCAACATTGTAAATGGCATTTCTAGTGAAACTCTGTTAGCGTTACTGCTTCCTCCCAAGTCGACAACACAGTTAAACTGGTTTTCATCATCTGTGGTGCTCATTGTTAGCAAGTCGCTTAGCAATGTAGCAGATTCATTAGTGCCGGTACGTAAGTAGCAGTTTACACTAGCACTAATAGCGCGAGTACCTGTAAACTGTGCTACAGCAGCGTTAACTACGCCTAAGTTAGCTGGAGTCAGGTAAGTTAGGTTATTGGCAATTGTTAAGCTGCCACCAGTTAGTGCAATAGTGTAAGTTTTAGCTTGTTGGCCTTGGAAGGTTGTACGAGTAAGTGTCATTGTAGACAACTTATTGGTAATGTACTTGGCGTTAACATCACGAATTTTTGCGCTACCTGTTAAACCACCCGCGCTGGTAGAGAAGTCTACTTCTGAGTTAGCAAGGTCGTCAACCAGAGTTGTAACACCTACTTGACGCATTGTTGTTCCACGACCTGCCCAAGCAATTGAAGCAATAGCATCTAAGCCAAAATCGATTGTAGCTGATTCAACTGCGCAATTATTGATAACATACACTGCAGTTTCAAATGCAATAATTAAACCAAAACGTTGTAGCTGGTGAGCATTAGAATTACCAAAAGCTACTGTTGAAACTGGTATGCCAGAAACCGTACCACTGGGGGTAACGGTCCAACCAGCACCAGCTTCACCAATTGCTCCAGTACCTGCGATCGCGTTCCATAATACGGATTCTTCGCATCCAACAAATTCGTCGCCAGCGGTAAAGTCATTTGGCTCAAACTTAGGACGAATATAAGTACTAAAGCTCCAGTCTACTGGCTCTAGTGTTGTGTTAAAACTGCGCTGTCCACGAACAGGAGCTAAGCCAGCTTCGTTTAGGGTAACGGTTTCTTGAGTTGTGGCTTGACTAAAACTAAACCCGTCTTGAACTTGAAGCTCAAATGTGTTTGTTTTTGTAAGCCCTGTTAAAAGTACACTTCCAGCAGAATCCACGTTTGTTGTGAAAAACACTCTGCTATTGCGAATCAAATTAAATGACATAGGGTATCCTTAAATAGTTAATAACCCCGGACCTTTGGCTAGACAATTATCTGCGTTAGATCACTGGTTATGATTATGCAAGCTCATAGCGAACCTGTAAATTGATTTCACCGACTGCATAAGGTGCTAGTAGTCCCTCGTCGGTGGTAATTGACTGAACTAATATTTCAGTTGTTTCGTGCCGTTTAATTTCATCGTAAACCAGCACACGATTAGCATCAACACAAGTTTCAACATCTTCTAAAAGCTGTTCTAGCTCTTGTTGCGCTAGTTCGCCGCGACAGTAGAGTTTTATGCTTACGTTTAAGAATCCCCAAGTAAAACCACTGGGGTGGTACTCTCGCATTTCGGTGCCAGGAGTCATGTACACGGCAGGAAAGTCTTCAACTTCGTCCCAGAACTTTAGTTTAGCATAAGCATTACCAAACAAGTTGGTTTGGTAGATACCGGTGCCGTCAATTTGTTTGAACTTTTCTGTGAGTGCACGAATTATACTAGTTCTTTTACTCATATGGCAACTGCCCTTAATCTATTAGCAACTTGCTGTTGCGCAATTTCACGAATTGACTTTGATATCAGCAACTTAGGATCTCGTGTTTGTGGACTTTGTTGACGACCACCACTACTAAAAGTTGCGTATGGATTTTTCATATATGAGTAGAAGGCTGTGATCATACCGTTGCGTGATTCTGATAAATTCTTGACAGTAGCGCTTGAAGCGAATCGTCCGGTGCGATAGTTAAGTAAACTACGACTACTACCATCACCCATGTTAGCACTAATAACATCCTGAAGTTGACTATTAATAATACCCAGCAAGTTTATAAGATTAGTTGCACCTACCGCAGGAGTGCTAATAGGTTGTGGTACTTTGACTTTTAACCCACTATTAACAGGCAGACTAGCAGGTTTATTTATCAGTTTTTTTGGTGTTTTTGGTTGCCTTTTAGGATGCTTGGTTAGCTTAGCTTTACCAAATTGCATTATATTGGCTAAACCTTCAGCAATATCTTCTAAAACCGTATTAGAGCCAGAAGTTATAAGAAATTTTTCCACTAGTTGTTTGCTTGCCAACTGAGATATTTTTCTTTCAAGCTCAATAAATATCTGGGTTTCAGCCCTAGAAAAACTTTGGTTTACGTCGTAGCTTTGTAGCGTAACAACAACGTACATATTACCAAGTATAGACTCGAATTTTTCAAGTGTTTCTGGAGTATTGTTTTTAAAGCTGTAGTCAATATTAGCTTGTATACTATACACTTTATTTAAAGCTTCTGATACGTAGTTTTCTAGCATCCTATTAGAACTTAACGAAGCAAAGTCTAGTAACCCGGCTATTTTATCTATTAGTGGGTTTGTAAAGTATACATCGTCTTGAATACCTATATGCCCTAGCTGTGCAGCTCTTTCATACTCTATCTTATAGTCACCAGTAGGTTTCTTTGCTCTATTCAAGACCTCTTTTTTACTTTTTATTCGTTGACCGTAAATAGAGTCCACCATTAATGGGTCTTTTGAAACAATGGTCATAAATGTTCCAATTGCATCATAAGACTTAGCCATTAATAGCTGTAAATTATTTCCACCATTTATATATACCAAATAAGGTGTTTTACTACTAAAATGCGCTTTTAAGTCCGGATCATTAATAGAAGTATATTGTCTAGCAGCATTAGCTGAAACTACTTTTAATAAATTAGCGTGTAACTCTTTAAACTCTCTGTCAGTATAGTCATTGGTTTTATTTACTAGCAAAGATTTATAACTAATATCCAATACGTGTGGTCGCTTATTTAACTCTGTACGAGTTTCTTCGTATAAGAGTTTACGTATTTCAGGATCTAAGTCATCTATTAGATCTTTTAGGGTTACATTCTTTGCCATTACGCATAATCCGCCACGTACATGTCTAGTACACGTTTAATATGTGCTGGTAGACTGGTGGTTGAAATATATTCGATTTGTACGGCATTTGTGCCTGGCGCTTTTGTTGAGTGAATTGCACCGTCGTTTTTACGATAGTAGGTAATTAAATCTAATAGTGCTAAGCGCAAGTCTTGCGGTACCGTTTCGTATCCTGCAAAGTAGCTTACAAGGTAGCCGTTAATAAGTGGCTCAAATCCTCGTGGATCAATACTAACTATGTAGTCTGCATCTTTAACCCAGTCTACAAACTCAGTTAAGTCGCTATAGGTTTGACCGTAATCTGTGCTTTTTTGCACGCTTAAAACCTGTACAACTGGTGTTTCTT